CTCTGCTCCGTGAGATTGTTTGACACCTGCACCAGTACGTAGATCGACAGCAGGATCGGGAGCGCCCGCATTCGCTTTGGGATCTTTCTTAGAAAAGTCATCGGGATTTCTCTTTTTCTCAATAGTTGGGATACCCTCTTCGCCAAGATAAGAAGCAACCGAATTGATCAGTGCTTGAGAAAACTCATCGTTATTACGAACAGTGTTGGTTGGTTTCTGCCTTTCCATTAAATTAAAATCTAACTATTCCTAGTTATATTTATATCACGGATATCTTTAATCCAAGCACGGAACATATCTCCTTGTTCTGTGATTGCGATAACGTAATTTACACCTGCTCTGTGGATCTTTCCCTTTTCTCCCGTCAACACATGCATGATGTAGTCACCCTCACGAAATACTTTCTTAGCAATGTATTGTTCCCGCTGGGTTTTCTGTCGTAGTTCTTTAAAATTTTTCATCGAAGAGAAGGAAGGAAGATAGCGGACTCAATTTCTTTTTGTGGCAATGCCTGGACTCGTAATCCAGGGAACCTCTTTTTGTTACGAGGTTTTCTGTAGAATGATGTCTTCACTGTAAAGTATGGCCACAGATCTTGTGGTAGATCTGAGATACTTTTCATAATGTGACCACAATTAACAGTGACTACGTTACCATCATGCGATGCATCAGAAGGAAACTCAGCACTTACGACTGCTCCTGTACTTGCTTTGATGTCGTCACCGAAAACTACGTCAGTAGCATCTCTTCTACCACACTTGAATGCTAGAGCAACTGTTCCGTTGCCATTTTTCTTTTGAATCTGATACCTAATATCATTCCCCTCAACATATGGCATGACAGTAAAGGATCTAGTCGTTGAAGTAAACTCAATAGTGTCTTCCATAAGGTATTGAAGAATTTTTTCTGATACAAGATCACCTGCGATAGTATCAGCAGACTCCCATGCTCCAAAAATCTCTTTCTTCAAGGAAATCTTGAAGGATCCTGTAGCATGTCTGATCTCAATGTCAGTCTTACGACCTCTACCTCCGCCAGTTTGTCCACCAACGAAGCGAATTTGTTTGATACCACCCAGTGTAACCGTGTGCGGATATGACTTCAATACGATAGTATCAAATTGTGTTCTGATACTATTGAAGTAGTTGAACGCTGCCAACTCGTTAGCGTCTGCAACTTTACCGACCTTAAGAACCTGCATGGTTTTTAATTATTTATGGAGAATAGGGGACTCGAACCCCTAACCCCCTGCTTGCAAAGCAGGTGCTCTACCAATTGAGCTAATTCCCCATTTGTTTTTCTTCTTTTGCTTTCTTGAAGTACAATTTGTAGTAACGTTTTTTCATGTCGTCAATGACGTTCATGTCTTCTTCAAATCCCATGTACTTTAGATGTTGGTAAGTTCCCTCCATCTCACTCAAAAGCAAAAGAAGATTGATTGATTTTACGGGACGACCCCCGAAGGTGTGCTCACTCATTCTGTTGACAATCCAGCATATACTCAACAGTATTTGCAATGTCGCTCATGGCATCACGCAGGAATGGTTGCTGACCAGACTCCTGAACCATGTCGTTCTTTTCGTGAGTCAACGTCCATCTCCACTGCCTCATACCAGATGCGTACCAGAGTTGAATTCGCATAATCCTCCAGGGTTAGTTACCGTATGTATTCCACAAAGTTCTGATGTTTTGTGTAATCTCCATACCGCCGATTCTTTTGTCAAGTAGCGTTCCGTTAGGAGATGCTACGACTAGGACTGGTGTTGCGGTTACACCATACTCTTTTGCAAGAGCGAGGTTCTCTTCTGGAATAGGTTCATCGCTGAAGTCTTCCAGATGAACTTCAATTATAAGATCTTTTCGATCGTCTTTTAATGCATTGATGTATTTCTTAACAAGTCCACAAGGACCACAGGAGTCCTTGGTGAACATGTAAAATTTATTTTTCATCGGATTCTTCTGAACTTACTTGTGATGGGACATAGGGGTTACGAGAACGATTCTTAATTACAATAAATGCATCCTTGTTATACTTGCGGGTGCCTTTGACAGGTGCCCACTTGGTGCCAGCACCGTCGATCTCGTAGACAGAGGTGCCACCAATCTCAATAGCGATGTCGTCTCGGGTATCCCACCCAAGTGTTTGCATGGTCTCCCAAAGATCTTCTTGTGTAAAATTCATCGGTCGTCTTCTGCACGGTTTTCGGAGTAGAACACATCGAAGGATCCACCAGGATAACGCTTCTCAAGTTTCTTGACGTTAGTCTCGACAACTTCATCAAAAGAAACTTCCAGTGCGGTACATGCTTGTGCTACGTACCACAGCAAATCACCCAGTTCGATGATCATGTGCTCTCGGTTGTCGTCGTTGAATGGTTTACCTTGGAAGACCATCTTCTTAATGATCTCCAGGAACTCACCACCTTCAGCATTAATCCCAACGCCAGCAGTAAGAAGACGCTCAATGTTGGCACCCTTTCGATCAAGTTCAACAATGCGGTCAGCAAAGTCCACAAAGTTCGTAGAAGCATCTGACGTAACTGCAGATACAAATTCTTGATAACGCTCAAATTTAACAGTGGACATAATTAGATTACAAATTTAGAGAATTTATCTATTCGAGATTGCCTGTCGGAAATCTCTTCGAGTGCCTCGTAAGGTTCTTCTTCCTTGGAATCAAGGAGATCTGCCTCCGAGTCATCAACATTATACAACTTCATCTTCGCTCTGTCAACCCCTATGGTAAACCTCTTATGGAACGTCAAATCGTTATATCGGTTCTTGAGTTGCTTGACCATGAGGCGACCTGATTGTTCAAGTTCCTCAGTAGAGATAAGAGCAAACATAAAGTCGGCAGTAGCAGGAAGACCAAAAGACTCAGAAGTGTCGGTAAGATCAACGTCGCTATTCCCGTAACCAGACCTAGTAGTCTGAGTAGCAGATACAATTGGTACGTTGTGCTCAACAGCGAGACCTCTAAGTTCTTCTGCAATAGACTTAACGTACGTGTAAGAGTTGACAATGTGACCCTTGTACCTGGAGGAAGCACAGATATTTAGATAGTCAATGAAGACGATATCTGGTTTGAATGCTTTCTTCAACTGCAGTTCATTAAGCAACGCTTTGAAATGATTGGCATGTGCAGATGCAGTTGGATACTCTTTGATAATAAGTTTACCTTGAGTACGTCTACCAATCTCAGAAATTCTGCTGGTGAAGATCTGTTCTGGGATGTTGACAATATCTTTGATATTGACATCCATCAAATTTGCGTCAATGCGTTCTGCAATTTTCTCTTCCGCCATCTCCATTGTGATGTAGAGAACGTTTTTTCCTTGAGAAAGACAAGCTGCAGCAACATGACACATGAATAAAGACTTACCAACCCCAGTTCCAGCAAGAGCGATATTAAGAGTTTTATTCGGTAGTCCACCTTTCGTGATCGAATTGAACTTGTCGAGGTCGAAGGGGATTTTATCTTCTTTGACATGATAGTATTCATATCGTTCTTGGACGTTATCTATGTAGTCATGTCCTACATGTTCGTCGAACGATACTGCCAGGGCTTCTTGGAGTATGCTCGGGATCGCATCTGGTGATACTTCCTTATCGCCGCCATCTGCGATCTGGATCGACCGTAGGAGGGCACCGTAGATCGCTCTGTCTTTGCACCACTTTTCTGTGGAGTCGAGTAACCACTCGTACTCATTTGTTGGCGTCTCAAACTCTTGGATCTGCTTGATAGACTCCTGGTAGATCGCCTCACTAAGGTTCTTCCTACCTTGAAGATTGATCGTAAGAACTTCCTTAGTCGGAATCGTCTTGTAAGTTGCTGCAAACTCAGCAATCTCCTCATAAATCGTTTGATCAGTTTCATTTTCAAAGTATTCGGGTTTGATAAACGGGACTACCTTGCGATAGTAGTCCTCGTTATACAACATGTTTTTTAGAATTGTAGTCTCAATCCTCTCCATCATTCACTCCGTATAGAAATTCTTTGTTAGCTTGTTTTTCTAGAATTTCCATTACGTCTTCTGTGAAATACTTCTCAGGATTCTTGAGAATCTCTTTGCCATAGATTTTTTTACCATCGACTTCATAACGACCTGCTTTGTTTTGCCAGATTCCAGCACGTTCACCCAATTCTAGCAGACCGTAGTGACGTTCCAGACCTCTCTCGTCGAAGAAGAGACGGGTCTCTACCTTCGATCCTTCACGGGTCAGACGAGACTTCTTAGCCTCGCATTTGATAACGTTTCCGATGAAATCCGTTCCATCCTTTTCCTTTTTCTTTCCGAGATAAA